ACCTCTTTCAAGTTGCGCGTTTCTACCTCTAATACAGTAATTCTCTCACCGTGATCGTCAACTTTGTTATCCAAACTAGTAACGATTCTTTCTATTTGCGTAATTGACTGCCTGGCCCCGTTGAGTCCCGCTCGTACCCCGCCGTAAGCTGCTCCTGCTGCTAACAAAGCGGGAAAGTACGAAAGCATCTCCTCAAGCCCCGTCATCCTCGGACTCCGATCCTTCGGGTTCTGAGTCTTTTTCTGGCTCAACAATCACACGCCCGTCGTCATCAGTCCAATTTGTATCCATCATGTGCTCGTCTTGACGCTCTGCAACAACCAGCCATGACACCGTGTCGGTGCAATCTTCGTCTTGTGCGGTAATAGTAAGCGTCGAGCCTGAGACAGAGCCACGGACCTGAGTCCATCCATCTTCGTTCTGGACCCAGACCTGCGGATCACGGCAAAGTAGCTCCCATGTGCCATCGGTCATGGTTGCGGCATCATCTAGGTTTACCGTGGCCGTGCCGCCTGATAGTTGCACAGAACCGCGATACATAAGGTCGGCTCTTGGTCCCTCAATAAATGAGTGAACCAGATCGTGCGTGTCCTTCATTGAGTCTAGCGGGTGGTCGATCTTGAACGAACCTGAACCCTTAGACAGGGCACCAACAATAGTCATATTGGTGCCTGAAACCTCAAAATCTTTGTTACCGCCCGTGTAGAACCGCATGACGTTAGCGGAACCTTCAGTTATGTAGGTGTCACCACCGCCGTCTAGGTACAGGTTGTGGGCAGGTGGTATAATTACGCCGTCACCCTGTACTTGGAAGTGACTCGTTCCACCAACAACAAACTGGATTGTGTCTCCGGCAGACTCATGGATGTAGGTGTTTGATGCACCATCTAAGTAAAGCTTTGCTCCACTTAGGATTGCAAGGTTTCCACTGCTATCAATAACTAACTCATCGTTACCCGACGCATTGTAGTTAATGCGGAATGAGTCATCTGTGTGAGCGTAGACTTGGTAGTAGTTCGTTGAGTCGCTTGTCTCAAGTGCAATGTCATGCTTTACAGTAAGTGCACGGTCTGTCGTAGTAGCAGTTCCGATTGCTACGTTGCCGTTTGTTAAATCAATGTTAAGATTTCCTGCGTCAGCACCCGTGTTCCCGCCAAAAGAGCCTACGGCGTTATCAGACGAGATGTAAAGCGAATCGTTGCTGTCCCGAATGCGTATGTAAGCGTCTGTGTCACTGGAATAAAAATCAGCTAACTGCTCACTGGCCGATTCAACATAGACAAGACCTCTAATGTCTAAGGCTTGGGTGGGCGAAGTTGTCCCAACCCCTAAATAACCATTTGACAGGGTGATATTTACATTACTTGCAGTAGCACCCGTGCTTCCACCGAAAGAAGCTACGCCGTTATCAGACGAGATGTAGAGTGAATCGTTGTTGTCTCGAATCCGTATGTAGGCATCTGTATCAGTTGAATAAAAATCAGCAAGTTGCTCACTGGCTGATTCAACAGATAGCGATGTCAGTGTGCCGACAGATGTAATGTTACCTTGAGCAGCAGTCGAAAGCGTACCGACCAAGGCTGTATCAGCAGTAATAGTGCCGCCGTCGATATTTGAGCTACCTACGTCGATGTTTCCAAAACCCGACGTAATCGAGCCAGCGTTTAGGGCACCGACCGAAGTTATCTGCGTTTGAGCCGCATCAACATTGAGCGTACCCGAGGAACCCGTTAGGCCCGTACCGCCCATCGCGGTTGCTAAATCTGCTATTGATTCTTTGCGTGTACCATTCGAGTCGGAAGCATCAATAATTGCAATCGAGTCGTTGGCTACGCTTACGGCAGCAGCAGATAAATCGTTAAAGTTCAAAGCCAGCGTTACGTCTGGACCCGTACCGTTCGTAACGGTCAGTCCACCGTTTGTAGCATCTGCTACAGACTTGAGATCGCCTTCCTGGTCCGTAACCCATTCTAGGGTTCCAGACGAATCCGAAGTCCGTAGGATCTGGCCTGACGAGCCGACCGCTGCTGGCAACGTAAGCGTGTAAGAGCCACTGACCGTGGCTGGAGCATCGAAACCGACATACTGGCCCCCTGACGCATCCTGGAGCCTTAGATCGCCTTCAGCAAGAATGTCTATTTGGGCCGTACTAATCTTACCCGTAAAGGCTACATCATCTGTCCCGTCACTAACGCTAAACACAACACCGTCAGTTCCCCCGCCGTCTACGTTTGTAGAGTTTAGTTCAAACTGCGTGTTGCTACTGTCGTATATCAGCCAATAGTCGGGTGCGGCACCAAACTGAAGCGGGCGGTCGTCGCCCATTTTAATTTGGTCAAGCTTGTAGCTGCTGCCTGAGATGTTTTGATTGTTAACATGAAACGTGACTGATGTAGACGCTTTGGCAAACATTGCGTCGATGTAATCCAAGTCGCTGTTTAGCTTGGTGCCCCAGGTGTTCGTGCTACCACCAACCTCGGGTTTGGTTAAGCCTAAATTGGTAGTGGTTGTATCAGCCATAGTATTCTACCCCAGCGGTCTTGATCTCATGCGAAGCGATGATCCTGTGTGCATCTGACGCTCACCTTGCAAACGAAGCGCACCTAGTGACGCATCTAGTCTTGTAGACCACAAAGCCACTCGTTCATCATTCTTTAGGTACGGCTCTGCTTCTACCAAAGTGCCAAATAAATAGATATCTGGATGGTTGGTTAAAAGCCAGTTTGTTGTTGCTGAATCCGTTAGCGCAGGAATTTTTGTGTAGTACACAATAGATGATGTGTACGTCTCGTCAGGGGATGGAAGAACCTCTAACTGGTTACTCGATCCTCCTATAACCGTAAAGTAAACGGGCCGACCCGTACTATTCATGTCAGCCCGTCTCTCGGCAATCTCTTCTGGCGTCAGGTATTCAAGCGTAATAACTGGCGATGAATCCAGCACTATTCTGGTAATTTCTAACGTGTCAGTCGGTAATGTCGTGTACCGAGCTGCGATCGAATACGAATCGTTTTTCGTTACCATATCGGGTTGGCGAATTGTTCTGTTAAAACTTGCTTCAGCCAGCTCAATAAACTCAGGTATCCGATCTGTCAGGTCTGTTCGATCCAACCAATTTGCAGTCGCAGTCTTTAGCTGTGCATAGGTTGTAATCGCCATCAGACTCTCCCAGGCCGTGTTCGGAACACGCGGTTGTCAGGATCGTTCAGCCATTTTTTTATAGCTTTTTGATCCTTGAAATTGTTCGATACTTTTGCCAATTCGTGATAAATACTCATTGGAATCGACGCGACATGGTGCTGATCGCCTTTCCAGTTAGCCCGCTCGTCCACTTGTCTGAACTGAGTCTTATTAGCCTCTACGATATGGGTAATATCCTGACGAGTCTCTAGTCCGTAATTTCCGGTAGAGTCATCGTAATGAAACCATTGTGTAGTCTTGGTTTCTGGATCGTAGTCGAGTATTCGCTTCATGGATATAGCAAACCTAATGGTGGGACAGGAGTTGCCCCCTGCCCCACCAGAAGATTACGCCGCAGCCGTGATTCCGGCAACAATCCCGTGAGCAGCTTCGTTGTTAACCTGAAGCCCCCACTCGATTAAAGCCATTCTCTTGTCTGCATCACCCGTTCTTGCAAGAGCCTCAATGCTGTAAGGCCGCAAGGTTGCGAGCTTCACCTCATCGGTGTCGATGAGCAGCGCCCAGTCGTTCATTAGTGAACCAGCACCCTCATCCTCTACCGTGGTAAAGAACCGATTTGGAACAACGCTTAAATTACCAAAGTCGCTAACATAAATGTCAGCCGCTCCAATAATTACCGAAGGCTCGGCACCGTCTACGTTGTAGCGGCTTGAAGCGATACCACTGAACCCACTAACAACAGTCTTGTTGTACGGGGAAACCATTAGCATCGACGGCTCGCCACCTGACACAAAGCATTCTTGCATCGTGGTCTTGAGCATAGCCTCAGTAAACGCAGTTGGTGTACCAAACGACTTCCACACCTGAGCCGCACCTGTCGGGGTTGAACCCGTGTAGGAAGGCTTGGTTACGTTGGTGGAAGTTTCGTTGGTTTTGATCCAACCAGGGAATCCAGCGGTTACACGGGCCGTAGCCGTAGCACCCGCGACAGCGCCTACGCCATTAAGCAAGCAAGCGACTTCAACATCACGCTTTAGCTCTTTGGCTGCTTTAGCTGCCTGGTATCCAACTTCAGATGCCCGACCAGCCTTGTCTACACGCTGTTCTGTGCCCGATATGATGAAATCGCGCATATTGATCTGGCAGTAGTTACCCATACGCGCCGTTGGCGTTACTGCGGTAAAGCTACTGAGATCCTGACCTTCTACGACGGGCGTTGCTGAAGCCGTCGCAAGCGAGTCTGTCTGCCACTCAAAATAAGTGTTGGACGCATCTCGCGTTCCGATGTTGCTCTGAAACGGAGTCTGAGTCGGACTAATGTCCGCGATCAGATCGCTCAGATCCTCACGGATGCCTTTGGCATCGTAGGTGAGAAAAGTGTTTGTTACAACTGCCATGATTCTATTGTCTCAGGGTTAGTCCGCAAGAATCTGACCCATTAACGAAGCCGCGTCTTCAACCTTACCAGTTTTCCGCAGCTTTTGTCTTTGAGCCTTCTGCTTGCGGGAGCGCGTCCGACGAGCAGTCCGTTTACTGCCGCCTTTTGCACTACCGATTTTACTTTTGGCTTCTGTGATCTTTTCGCCGTTTGTTAGCTCGTTGTATCGCATTGCGTCACGCAAAACAATTAACGCTCTATGGTCGTATAGCGTGTCCAGCTCCTGGTCAGAAAACCCAACCTGTTTACCAAACTCCACCAACTTCCGTTGTTCTTCGGCTTGAACATCACTGTCGGCCCACTCAGGAATTTTTTCCAGCATCAAACTTTGCTGAACCGCTAAATGCTCTTGCAGCTTTTGCGATTGTTCTCGCTCCATTACTGCTTGCATTCTTTGGCGTTCAGCCATTACAGCTTCGATTTCACTAGCACGTTGCCGCTCTAGCTCTTTCAATTTTAGCCATTGCACCGGATCTTGCCTTTCAAGCGCATCCCAGTCCAAGTTCGTCGGCTGATTTGCTGCTTCCATCTGTTGCTGAAGTTGGCTTAGTACCTCGTTATATTGATGGTACGTCTGCCTTAGAGTCTGCTGTTCCGCGTGAAACGTCTCGCGTTGTTCAGCTAATTCTTGACTCTTTTTTGTGAATGCTGAGTGTCGAGAATATCCAGCAATGAGTTCGTCTAAAGGCACCTCTTCTGGCGTACCGTCAATTGTGACTGTGTACGTCTGAGCGCCATCAGAGAGTTGTTCATCCTCTGCATCATACTCGTCCTGCTCATCCACTACTGAGTCATCGGCCAACTCAGCATCTAACTCCTGCCCTTCATCCTCAGAGTCCATCAAAGGTTGCTCCTCTATCGAGGAATCTTCTTCTGGTTGTTCTTCGGGTCCGACGAGCATATTGGCAAAAGCGTTTTCGATTTCGCCGTGAGAGCGTCTACCAGCTCGTTCTACAGTTCCGGTATCACTCATTTAATCTTTCCTTTTCTGGTAGCTTTTTGCTGTTTTGACTTATGTACAATCCAATTATCTATCAAGGATCGCAAGCCTCTTAACATTTCGTCAAGTGCGCGGCCTTGATAATACAGGCTTTCTCGTTTTTCGCTTTGGTCGTAAGCCGTCAAATTCCACTCAGCCATTATCAGATTACGGCTTTCGTTAACGACCTCGACAAAGACCGGATCGTCCAAAATTTCTTGAGCGCGACGGGCTTTTTGCTCTTGCGTCAATTCTATTTGCAAGCGTTACCTTCCTACCCGATTCATGGCAACATTATGAGCGTCTGTAAATGAAACGCCTTTTCTCATTAGCTGCTTCATTATACTCATGTGAACTTTAGAATGATGTCGTTTGTGGCGAGCCAAAGCTTCTGTTTGCCGTTTTGTTAAGGGCTGTTGTGTATTGTTAGGTTTTCGCATTACAAACCCTGCTTGAGACTAGCCTTTAAGACTTCCATGTCTACATCATTCTGAAACTTTTCTTCCGCTTGGAATTCCCGGATTGCCAAGTCGCCAGCGATTCGTGCGCTTTCGCGTTCATCAAGCTGCTGCTGCTTCATAGCATCAAGCTGAAGCTTTTGCTGGTCGATTGCAGTACGAGCTTGGATGTCAGCCATCTGCGCCTGTGCCAGTAATTCTTCTGGTGATGGTTTAGGCGGCGGCGGTGGGGGAGGCTGATAGTCCAGTGGTATTTGCTTAAAAAACTGCGTCGAGTCTGGGTAGCCGCTAATCTCCAACATCTTAGCCAGCGTGTTTCTGATTTGGCCTAAACCAACCAGCGGATTGTTAGGCCCTAGCTTTTCCATCGCCTCTTGCTGACGGGACGCTACTTGGTTCAGCACCATAAGGCGCTCGTCGGTCGCACCCGAACCAAGACCGACATTAACAGAACAATCCATTGTTGAGTCCCATACACGCGGGTCGATCGGCACCCACTGGTCCCTTAGTCGGACCATCCGTTCCCGGTCTTGATGCGTTACTACTAAACGCAACATACCTTTGAACATTCTCTTAAAGCTGTCAGCAAAAAGTCTTGCCATCATTTCGAGATGTTGCTCAGCACCCTTAATCGTTGCAGTAACAGCGGCGCGTGTTGTGGACTGTAGTACGTCGGGGTCTAATCCTTGAGACGCCGCTGTTTGGCCTGTACGCGATTCTTTCATTGCATCCAGGTACTGCATCATTGGAAACGCTTCTTTTCCTAAGAATGGCACATTCAACTGTTGCACCATTCCTGGCTGACGCATCCGAATAATGGAACCAACTTCGGGGTTCAACACATCGTCAATATCTACCATTCCTT